ACAATTTGCCAGTGTTACACAAAGCGAAGCTGAATACACGTTGGCTTCACTACACTTTTTAAGAAGTGTAAGTAAAATGTTCTTTGGACAAGGCGACCCGCTAGCAGGAACACCGCCTCCTGTTTTGAGATTCAGCAGTTTTGGTACACAACAATTTAATAATGTAAGAGTTGTGCTAGCAAACTTTGCAACAACATATGATAGTGGTGTTGACCTCAAAGAAATTAACGGACAATCAATACCAGTAATGCAAACTTTTGCCATTGATCTTTTGGTACAACAATCTCCAGATAGACAAAAACAACAGTACACTACAAAAAGTGGATTTATTAGCGGCAGTGCATACAGTCAAGGATTTATCTAATGGCAACATACAGAGACAATAGTAACTATGCTATTACGCCTAGAAACAGAAAATACTTAGAGCTGTACGAGCCTCCTATTAAACAGGACAATTTGGCAGAAAGTAGATTTTTGATTATACAAAACAAATACAACAAAAGACCTGATCTACTAGCATATGATTTGTTTGGTAGCAGTCGATTATGGTGGGTATTTGCACACTATAACAGAGACGCACTCAAGGATCCAGTTATGGATTTTACTGCTGGTAAAAAAATAATTGTTCCTAAAAAGTATGTATCAGGGGCTAACTAATGTCCCAACCACCAATCAGTGTAAGAAACAACAATCCAGGAAACATCAAAGAAATAGGAATATCCTGGGATGGTAAAACAGGGAGCAGTGGGGGCTTTACCAGTTTTCAAACACCTGCGTATGGCGTAAGAGCCATGACTAAACAACTTTACCGTTATCAAAATCAAGGACTAAGTTCGGTTAGTGATATGATTACTAGATGGGCACCTCCCGGTGAAAACAACACAGCAAGTTATATACAGACTGTGGCTTCGGACATGGGTATTGATCCAAATCAAAGCATTAACTTAGCCAGCAATCCAGCACTAACTCAAAGCATGATCAACTCAATGATCAAAATGGAAGGTGGACAAGAAGCCAGCAATTACTTTGCATCTCATGTTGCACAAGGTGTTAATATGGCTAACGGCGTAGTAGATCCTGACCAATCTCCACTTGTGCCTGCAAGTGGTACAATTGATCCGTTTAATCCTGACGAGGTTGCTCCAGAAGATGGCGGCACAGCTCAGCCAGCAGGCGCAGGCTTGCCCAGTCAACGAAGAGGCAGAGATGCATTTTATGTTGAAAACATACTCAACAAATATGAAAGTTACAGTGCCAAGTGGAGTTTACACATGGTTCATCCTCAAAACTTTGTCCGCGCAGGTATAGGTAATATTGCCAATGGCAATGTTGTTACACTTGCTGAAATGGGAGTAGAGAGTGAAATAAACATTGAAGCAGTTGAACAAACCATAAGCATGGTCAAAGCCCCTAACGGAAAACACAGAGCAGTAGCTAACAACGAATTTTTTGTAACACTAGCAGAACCTGGCGGAATAACATTTTATAACAGACTGATTGAAGCAGCCAATAGACTAGCAATACCAACTTACAAAGAAGCTGCATACTATCTACAACTAGAATTCAAAGGCTGGTTACCTGATGGAACACCAAGCACTGATCCAGTTGGACCTTTTTATTATCCAGTCAAAGTTAGAAACAGTCATTTAAGACATGAGCAAGGTGCTAGTTTTTATGACATTTTGTTTTTCCAAGTTGAAGACGAAATATTTGTTGAAAGTAATTTAACTGTATTACAAGATATGAAAGTATTAGAGGTAAGAACATTTGGGGAATATTTAGAAAAGCTCAAAGAAGAAATTAACAAACAAGAAGAACTAAATTTAATTTTGAGTATAACCAAATACTTTCCAAGAGTATTCGACTTTAAGCTAATCGAAGAAGCAGGAGCCTGGAGTAGTTGGGAATTTGATGCTACAATTGAAGGCGAAAACAGTGAAAGAATTAGTATCGATGCAAATGATCTGTTGTCGTTTGAAATTAAAAAAGGCAGTAACCTTATAACTGAAATTGCAGTAGCACTTTATCAAACAACTAATTTTCAAAGACTACCAGTAGAGGCGGGATTTGCTAAAGATAAACCGTCGGAAGATTCAGCTGACGAATCAAAACTAGCAACTCTAGCAAAATGGTGGAGAGTTGAACCAAAAATTAAATACGGAGAGTGGGAGCCAAAAGCTCAAACCTATCAGCCATTAATTACATATGAGATAGGACCATATATCAGACCCGAACTAATTCATGATGCAGCTAGTTACAATGCTATAATGACACCTGGGCTGAATCAGAGTAGACTTACAAAAATCATAAGTCAAAATTTCTTGGCCAAAAAACTGGATTATACTCACACTGGTTTAAACACTGAAGTTCTTAATTTTAATATTGATTTTCAAAACATGCACTATGCAATCCAACCTCTGAGAGTTGGTACAATGGCACACGGAGATCAGCTCACCGCAGGTAGTGGAGATCCTATCAAAAACGTGGTTAACGAACTTGAAGCAGTTCTTTTTGATGCAAGGAAAATGATTCAACAAGCTCGAGCTGCAATTAATCAACTTGATGCACAAATAGAACGTTTGTCAAATGAATCAACAGTTGGAGGTTTGGACCAAGCCGAAAGAGCTCCACAAATTAGTAGAGAACTTTCAGATTTACAATCTCAGAGAGAAGAATTAGAATCTCAGATAAGACAGGGTGAAAATACAGTATCAAGTATTTTACCTAGAATTCAATCAGCTATCAGTGAGAGCAATACTAGAAACTTTAGTAGATTAACACAACCTAGTAAAAAATATATTACACAAAGTGAAATTAGAAGTACAGTGCCTAACATGGAACCAGAAAATACTTTTCATGAAGGCGAAGTTGATAGTGAAGCCAATAGTGGACCAAACAAAAACAGAGAAGAAAGCAGTAAAGGAAGTTTGCTGCTGGGTGCAGTCGAAGTAAACTTAAACAGTATCAGTGAATTGCAACAATGTAATTTTCATGTTAGAGGCGACCCTTACTGGCTAGGACAACCTGGCGGCGCAGGCAATGGCGCACCTTATCAGCGAGGAACCAATTACGTATTTTTTAACATGAATTTTCCCACTTATCCATTGGACAGTACAGGATTAATTACATTTCGAGAAAATGATTTTAGTTTGACCGCAGTTTATGCAATTACAATGGTGAGAGCTCGATACAGTGATGGTCAATTCACAATGGATCTCATGGGATTCAGAGATACAATGACCAAAATAAGCATTAACAAAGAAACGCTGTTGTCAGGTATAGTAGATTACGGCACTGGTAGACAAGGACAAGGACCATTTCAGAGTCCAGGAGGAGATGGCGCAAGTGACGGCACATCTCCAGATCAAGCACCAGGTCCTAATTTATCGCCTGCATCTGTTGGAACAGGAACAGGAACTGTGACAGACGACATGCAAGGTGTAAGAAATCAACCAGTTGCTAGTGATCTTAGAAGTATTTTACAAACCGCTGGGTTTAACAGTGGTGTAAATGTATCTATTAGAAGCGGTGGTCAGCCTGACATAAGTAGTGGTAATAGTAACAGAACAGGAAGCACAAGACATGATAATGGTCATGCGGCAGATGTAGCACTGTTCAGCAACGGACGTCGACTGTCATTGGACAATGCCGCAGATGTGCCTATTATTCAAACTTTTGTCAGCGAAGCCAAAAAAGCAGGAGCAACTGGATTTGGTGCTGGTAATGGATACATGGGCAACAACACATTCCACATCGACAACGCCAGCAAGTATGGACAAGGAAGTGCAGGCTACTGGGGAGGTCAATTGGACAACGGAACTTATAGATCCAGAAATGCACCTCGATGGTTAAGACAAATTGTAACAGGAACATAAAATGGCAACAGGACCAAGATTTAGCGGATTAAATTCAAACCAAGGAGGTGTCCGCAGAAGATACGAAAAGGCAGGTACTGCTAGAAGAAATCTTGAAGGTATTTTTCTAGCCAAAGTTGCCTATAACAAAGACGATACCTATCAAGGTCACGTTTGGGTTGAGATTATTGGACATGATCGTATCAGTGAAAAAGAAGACGATGAAGAAAAGCGTAGATTTCAAAAAGTAAGACGCTGTATGCCTTTTGGTGGCTACGGTCACAAACAAGATGGCAAGTTCAGTATCGAATATGGAATGAGTACACAGCCCCCTGCTGTAGGTACACAAGTTATTGTAGCATTCACTGGCAGAGATCAAGAAGGATTTTTGATAGGTGTTGTGCCAGACAGTGGGCGTAATACACAACTTCCAGGAATGCCAGCCAATGAAATTGCAACAGATGAGTCAGCAACAACTCCTACTGCTGGCCCAGATGACGGATTAAGAGGAAACAGCGGGTCACGCCCTAGTACAGCTATACTAGGACAAACATATGATGCTGGTGTTTTACAAACTGACACTACACAAAAAAATGTTCATCCGCAGCAACAGTTTTTGGTAGAACAAGGACTAGACAATGACAGTGTTAGAGGACTGGGCAGTAGTGGGGGACGCAGAGAAAGTCCCAGCAATGTGTTTGGATTTAAAACCATGGGAGGACATTCATTTGTACTAGATGACGGAACCAAAGCACCATCAGACCACACACTCACTCCTGCAAGTGCTAGAGAAGAAGGACTCAACAAACATATCAGACTACGCAGTAAAGATGGTGCGCAAATACTGTTCAACGACACATGGAAAATGGTTTATATTATTAACCAAAAAGGCACTGCTTGGATACAAATGAGTTGTGATGGCGACATAGATATATTCAGTGCAAATGATATCAACGTAAGAGCAGAAAATGATATAAATTTTTATGCTGATAGAAACTTTAGTGTTGATGCTGATCAAATACTTCTCAATGCAAGAGGAGAACCAGGCATTAGAATTCATGCAGATGCAGGAAATATTGATATCAAAAGCAATGCTTTCGATGTTAATATAGAAGCTGTGCGAGATGTACATTTGAGGGCTGGTCCTAACATGAGGCTTACAGCAGACTTGATTGATATTAACGGTACGCCAGCAAACTTTGCTAGTTCACCTAGCAAGAGAAATCAACCAGGTAACAAAACAATTACCGAAAGTATCAACAGCCGTGTGCCAGAACACGAACCTTGGGGCGGTCATGCAGAAGATCCTTGGTTAGATAAAGTTGCTGTTCAAGCCACTATTGACCTACAAAGAGATTTGTCAGATTATCAACTGCCTAATCCAGTAATAAGTCAAGCTAAAAAAGCACCTGAAGTAGCGACAGGAGATGCAGAAGACAGTGGCGTAGGAACCAAAGAGATGGAAATACATGCTTGTGAAAGTGAACCTACTCCAGCAGACCCACCTCAAGGATTGGTAGCAGGACCTAGAGGCGATTAAAAGGATAGTAAATCAATGTTAACACAAGTCAGTGATTATAATCGTAAAAGTTGGCACATATTCACTATTCGAGATCAAGATTTATATGATACACTTCTTGATATAAATTTGCTTGGATCCAGTGATACAGTTAGAGATTTAACATTGAGCTATGCAACGTACAATGTTGTAGATGGTGTTGGATATGGATTTGGCAGTTTTACCAGAGGAATGACAGAACAAGAAGCATACGAAGGTTGGCTCACAAGATGGAATCTTGTTGAAAGAGCAGTGATACAGTCATTAAAAAACTGGAAAGTATTTAGAATTTCGCAAAATAGATTTGATGCATTGGTATTTTTACAATGGTTCATGGGAGACATTAGAACTATAACAGGTGCTGAAGGAACATATGATCTTAAATCAGCTATTGTGCAAGAACAATGGGATACGGCAGCTGATATGATAATGCTCAATGAAACTGCCAGATTACGCAGTCAACGTTGTGCTAATATTTTTAGATTAGCAGACTACGGAGATTACAAAACTCGTAAATTGTTAAGAACACAAGGTATACACAATATGCGCAACAAAGCAGGTGTTCCTTCAATGGATAGCTTGCAATTAAAACGTATAAGGTTTGCATATTTTGCAGAAACAGGAGACTTTTTGCCTTTTACTCCAGAAGGTATTAAACGTGATATTGTTAAAAAATACAAAGACACACTAATACAACAGCAGTTTATATATCAAGGCACAAACACATTTGAATTATTAAAATCTCCCAGTATGTACCCTGTTGAAAAACTAAAAGTTTTGGTGAATGGAAAATTTATACAGCATTATTTTGATTACACACTACAAGATCGTGTGCTCACTATCACAAAATCGCTGTTAACCAATGATATTATTGAAACCACCATTAAAATATAAACTGAGTAGTTAATTTTGCTATAAATACTAGTATGACAGTATATTACGGATATAGCACTATTGGTACACTCACAGGAAGCAAAACTCTGGTAGACATCGAGTTGGCTAAACGTGACTTAATGAATCACTTTTATACTAGAAAAGGTGAGCGTGTACAAAACCCTGAGTTTGGCAGTATATTGCCTGACTTGGTGTTTGAGCCTCTGGACAATGAAACAGAAAGATTAGCACTAGAAGACGTAACAGCTATCATAAACAGTGATCCTAGATGGATCGAGATTGAAACACTATTAGACAAGCCAGAAGAACATACTTTGGAAATCAAAGTAAGGCTTCAATACAACGACACAGGGACAGCAGAAGAGTTGTTTCTACAATACGTAGGTGAGATAGAATAATGGCACAAGGCGCAAGACAAAGCAGTTTATTTGCTGCGGAAGATTTCAGTGTTGTTTACGAAAGTTTTAGCGAAGCAAACTTTCAAGCGTATGATTATGAAACCATACGTAACAGCATGGTGGAATATATTAACAACAACTATCCAGAAAATTTTAACGACTGGATTACATCAAGTGAATTTGTAAGTTTAATTGAACTTATGGCATTCTTAGGTCACAACCTAGCATTTAGAGCAGACCTAGCCAGCAGAGAGAATTATTTAAGCACAGCTGAACGCAGAGAAAGCGCCTTGCGTATAGCTGAGTTTTTGGGATACACACCTACACGTAATATTGTCGCCAATGGTTATTTAAAAATTGACAGTGTAACAACCAACGAATCTGTTTATGACGTAGACGGCAGAAGTCTTGCCAATACTACTATATTATTTGAAGATAGCACAGACCCTGACAACTATCAAAACTTTTTAACAGTAATGAACAGCATGTTTCAAAGTAACAGTCAGTTTGGAGCGCCTTTTAGTAAATTTACTATCAACGGAATTACAAACGAAATATATAGAACCAACAGTACATCAAATACCAATGACAAAAACTTTACTGGATTTATAAATGGACAAGGTGCAACATTCAGCATGTACAGTCCAAGTTATGAATCTAATACAAATACACTGGGTGAAAAAATTCCTGATCCCTATACTGTTATTGATTTGCTGTACAAAAACGATAACAGCGGATTTAGCAGTCCTGACACAGGATTTTACATTGGATTTAAACAAGGATCATTGGAGTTTCAAGACTTTGATATTGCCAATGGTTTACCTAATCTAGCAATAGATATTAATGTAAACAACATCAGTAATGGCAATGTTTGGGTACAAACAATTGATGAAGCTGGACAAGTTTTAAAAACATGGACTAGGGTAGACAAGCTCTACGGACAAAGCAGTATTTTTAATGCAAGTCAAAATGGTGTTAGAGACATTTATACAATTGCCAGTAGAGAAAATGATCAAATCAGTATTGTGTTTGCTGATGGACAATTTGGTAATGTGCCACGTGGCATCATACGTGTTTGGTACAGAACAGGTCTTAATCAAACCTACAACTTAAATCCAGATACATTTG